TCACTGCTAATGTAAGTGCAGGTCAAGCGCAGAAAATCCTTGCTGACCAGAAAGGTCTTAACGCCGTCCTACAATCTGTAGATATGTTAAGTAAAGAAAAATTACAAATGATTAATAAATTAAGTGCGGGCACACACGGAGGCATTAGACAAACTAAGCCAGAAGGATATGTACAGGCACATCCAGGTACACAATTCAAGCGTGATCTACCTGGGCAATTTGTTAAGGCAATTGATCAAGCCAATTGGGCACCAAGAAGAGACTAACATGTTTTTAAGAAATATATTTGAAGCAATACAACGCACTGGTCAAGGTAAAACTGCTGTTATAGGTTGGGGCAGAGGCATGGGCCACAAGGGTCATATGATGCTGGCCAGCTCAGTTATTACACAGGCCAATAGGGCAGGAGGTGATCCTTACTTTGTTGTTAGTAAGACTGTTGGCAAAGATGATCCAATTACTCCCGATGAAAAGATTGCAATTTATAAGAAAGTATTTCCACAAAGTGGACACATTTTCCAACCTGCTACTGACGAAATTCCGGACCTGACTCGTGTATTACAAAATCTTAATCAACAAGGATATACAAGCGTTACAGTAGTACTAGGTGCCGATCAAGTAAAAGCCTTTCAATATCTGAAGAATTATAACAATAAACCAGACAAATCAGGCAATATTATGTACAGTTTTGACAATTTAGACGTCATAAGTCGTCAAGAAACAGGCGATCCTAGTGCAGGGGAAGAAGGTCCACGAGCAACACCAATGCGTCAAGTACTGATGGATCCTACTAAATCTGAACAAGAACAATTTGCAGTTTGGCGCGATGCAATGAGCCCAGAGATCGGCGACGACGAAGTGCGTGATCTAATGAACAAGGCTAAAGAGCGTATGACAGCTATGAGTGCTCCTAAACCAAAAAAAGCAAAAGCTGTGGCGGAAGCAGAAAGTAAAGCTATGTCAACTGCCGCAAGTCGACTTGCTAACAAAGATGATGGCAAGGTTGCTAAACTACGGGCTGCTGGTGATAAACGGCGTGATGACCAGTTAAAAGGCAGAAACATTGCCAAACGTGATGCTACTAGCAAAGACGAGTGGGGCAACTTAAAAGAACTATCTAATGATACATTAGGTCGTTATAAGAAAGCTGCTGGTGCAGATGCAAGTGCTGCCGACAAAGCAGGAGACTACAAACGTGCAGACAAACGATTTAGTGGTATTGTTAAAGCAACAAAAAAACAATTTGCCAATGACGAAAAAGGTCAGAAAGAAGCAATGCTACCCAAGAGTGCGTTTGCAGGTAGTGACAAGAACAAATTAGGGCCAGCTGCTCATGCCAAAGGCAAACAAAAAGGTCCAGTTAAGCAAGGACAGTTTGTTGGCGGCATGGAAGAAGAAAAACAACGATTAGATCCTAGTTGCTGGAAAGGTTATAAAAAGCAAGGCACCAAGATGAAGGGCGACACTAGGGTCAATAACTGTGTCAAAGTAAGCGAAGGTGTTGAGGACATTATGGACAATCTTATTAATAAGATTATTATGAATGAAGCAATATCGAATAACCGTAAATGATGTTCCACAGGACTGCGGAGATGATGCTTATCTAGCACCAGAAGATCCTATTCACGCCCTAAAGGCAACCAGCATTATGGGCGGATTAGGTGGTCAAGCACGCCTTGCAGAATATAATGCTACACTAAGACAGCCAGTCGCAGGCAGTAACAAAGGTCAGCTACAGCGAGAACAAGGTATTAAACCCGGAACAGACGAATGGTTTAAACTTTGGTTTAGTCGTGGTAAATAATACATCATGAAGATAATTGAACTTATTACCGAACGCAAAGCAGGAAAGTTGTCAAAGAGACAACAAAACTCTACACGAGGATTACATACATTTAGTGATGCAGACAAAGCAAACAGTGATTATACCTTTAATAGAGTTGGACTTGCTGCCGCAATGTGTGACGGTCAAAATGATCCAGATATAGATTACCTAAGTTGGGTTGGTAAAAGCAAAGTAACTGCTCCATATACCAAGGTAGAAGCCAACATACTTAAACAGGCCTACAAACTTGCAGGCGCAAATCACAAAGATCTAAATCACGGTGATATGAACAGTAAAGAATTAGATAGCACATATACGCAAAGCCCTGTTTCAAATTGGATGAAAAAATGAACAACGAATTTAAAAAAATTAAATCAAGCGAAGAAACACGTTATGTGTTAGAATCAGCAAGCAGTGGTGGAACTAGTTCTGGTGGTATTGCTAGTGTATCCAGTGCATTAGGCGGGCCACGTAAACGTGGAGATAATTTGTTGGCACAAGAAGCAAGCAAAGAAAAAGAAGCGCCAAAGCCTCGTAACTTTGTAGCCAAGAACGCCAAGATGGGCGGGGCTGGCAAAATGAAGGACAAAAGCAAAACTATCCCTCGTAAAGAAAAACATAAGAAGCCAGTAGCAGAAGGGTTCAATGGAGAGTACGATGATGAAGCAGGTATGGCTCACAGTAATTTGCTTACTTCAGCAAGGGCAGTAATGGGACTGTTAAAGACTATCGAAGATAAGGATAATCTACCAGAATGGGTTCAAGAAAAGATTGCCAAAGCAGAAATGATGTTAGTCGGCGTTTGGGATTATCTACAAAGTCAAAAAGAACAAGGCATAGATCCTCAGGTGGAATCTTTTGGAAGATACGGTAGTCGCAATCCGGATACCATGAGCTCGGGTAATTATGATAGGCATCAGCAAGATCAAATGGATTACGGCAAACGTGCATTTAAACGTGCAGAGATGGATCATGAATTAGGGCACGAGCGAAATAACTATGCTGTTGCTATTGACGGTCGCACTTGGAAAGTTTTTGCCGATCAACGTCAAGCACAAAATATTGCTAGAAGTTTACAGGCAAAAGGAAAGAATGCAACGGTACACGAGACCGGTGCTAATCCTACAGCCGAAGGTGTGGCGGAGGCACCAGAAGATCGCACAAGCTATCAAGTTGCTAAAATTCTATCAGATCGTGGAATTAAATATGATCCTGCTCAAGAGAATGAGTTGATCAACGCAATAGGAATGGTACTGGTCAAAGAATTAAACATGACTCCAAAGCAGGCAAGGTATTTGATTAGTTATGATGAAGACTTTGTTTCCGACACACTCGGCGAATTAAGAAGTATGGAACAGTCAGTATCCGAAGTCGATGTATATATGGAAAGTCTTGACCAGTCGTTGCAACAGGTCCTGAGCGAAAAAGCAGTGAGCAAGAAGCAACAAAAGTTTATGGGCATGGTTCATGCTGCACAGAAGGGCGAAAAGCCTGCCAGTAAAGAAGTTGCCAAAGCGGCTAAGGACATGGGCAAGAAAGATGCCAAGGACTTTGCATCAACTAAGCACAAAGGTCTTCCTGAAAAGAACAAATCAAAAAAGTAAGCGAGCAGGAACCTCAAGAGCCTGCTGTTGAACCAGCACAGGCTCCTGCTAAGAAAATTGGACCGCAACCAAAGTTAAAACCTAACATGCCTCTAGACTACTGGAAGCAACGTTTTCAAACGGCCAATCCTGCACAGTACCATCAATTTAAAAATAAGACTGCTGACAAAAAAGACCAAATGGCAACTGCTGCTCTATACGCAGCTCGACAACCTAAAAAGTAAATTAAATGTTTAAAAGATTTGACGTACCGATAACATCAAATCCTACATGTAGCGACCCTATATATGACATCGTTGCAGAAGATTTTAAATTCTACGACAAGGACGGATTTGAATTAAATCAAGCAGAACAAAAGTATTATAGGATTATGAATCATCCTATACACGAACCAATACTTAATCACACTTGCTGGCAGCAACCTTGGTTTGAGTTAGAACAAAAAAACTGTGGATTGATGTTAGACCATTGTATGCTTTTACATAGATGCAATTATACCGATCACGCAAGTTATCAACTTAACAAAATAAAAAAAGATATACCTGAAGTGCAATGGTTACTGAATACTCCGCAAAAATGGGGATTTGATTTTGCACTAGATGCATTGGACAACGAAGGAAATATATTCGAAGTATTGCATATAGAGTATGACAACTATGATTATGATCAATTTGTTAAACGAATGATTAACTTTGACTATCAAGTAAGACACACAGATTGGCGAGATGCTGCTAAACAAATAACACAGCACCAAGATGAATGGAAAAACCTTATCGGATTTGCACAAAACGATTGGAAGGCTAATTTTCTTATTGGTTGGAAAAAAGCAGAATA